ATCAGCGTTGCGTGACGCCGACCCAAGCCCGGCGCTGAGCCCGGCAAACCCGGGGCTGATGCTGCTGGCTTCCAAATCAAATAGGCCTGCCTGCGCTTCAAACTGCGTGCCCTGAATGCGGGCGCGGCGAGCTTCGCGGGCAATGTTGCCTTCGAGTGTGAGAATGTCCATCTGCCCGGCGACGGTCAAATCATCGAGCAGCAGGGCAGGCGTGGTGCCGGGCGCGTCGTCGGTCAGTAGGCCGGCACCGGCAATGGCGGCGCGGGCGCTGCCGATCGTTTGGCTTAGAGCGCGGCGACGCTCGGCAAGCGCGACATCACCGCGCTGCTCGACGTCCTGTGCGTTCTGCTCGGCGATGATGGCGTTGTTGCGGGCGACGGCGGCATTGTATTCGGCCTGCGCTTTCTGGGCGTTGGCCTGCTGCACGGCGCTGACGGCGCTGACTGTGGTGGAGGCGATCGCAAGAAGGGTAATTGGATCAGCCATGCTGAACCTCCTTTTTATAGACACCTCCGGCGTCACTATAATTGAGCTTTTGTAGGGCCCTGCCCACAGCGGCATTGTTGATGCCAGCATACACACTAAAGCTCAGGACGTCTGCCCCTTGTTGAGTAGCCCAGTCGGTGTAGGCCTTGATCAGCGACAACCCCGCCTTTGAGCTGCGCGACCCTTCGCGGACATAGACCATTTGGTTGACGCCGATCATGGCGTCGACCCAAAGATCCTGCACGACCTCACCAAAAAAGGCTCCAACCAGCGCACCCTTGATCTCGTACCCGATCGACAGGGCTTCGGGCACCTCGATCAACCGGGTCAGGATGAACGCGACACGGGCCTCGTCCATAGGGTAGGCGGCATAGACGCCGGTGCGATGCATCTCGCGCGCCAGCTCGAGCAGCTGTGGCAGGTCGTCGTGGTTCAGGTCTCGGATCATCAGTTGCCCCCCACAGCCACGTCAGGCGTGACGGACAAGATCGTCATCGGCAGCGGCGAGCGTTGCTCGATCACGACCTGCTTCTCTTTGCTCCAGTCAGCTTTCAGCGTGACGTTGATGTCTTCGGTCACCATCGGCAGGGGCTGCCCGTAGCTGCTCGGAAGGCCGAACTTGGCCTCGCGCATCTGATCAGGCGTCGGCCCGGTCCACATGCCCATTGTGCGCTCGACCTGCACGTCGATCCACAGATCCTGCACGATCTCGCCGACGAATGCGCCCACGAGCTCGCCGCTGACCTCGTAGCCGATCGACAGCGCCTCTGGCACCTCGATCAGCCGGGTGAGGATGTAGGCGACGCGGGCCTCGTCCATGGGATAGGCGGCATAGACGCCGGTGCGGTGCATCTCGCGCGCCAGCTCGAGCAGCTGTGGCAGGTCGTCGTGGTTCAGGTCTCGGATCATCAGTTGCCCCCCACAGCCACGTCAGGCGTGACGGACAAAATCGTCATCGGCAGCGGCGAGCGCTGCTCGATCACGACCTGCTTCTCTTTGCTCCAGTCGGCCTTCAGCGTGACGTTGATGTCCTCCGTCACCATCGGCAGGGGCTGCCCGTAGCCGCTCGGCAGGCCGAACTTGGCCTCGCGCATCTGGTCGGGCGTCGGCCCGGTCCACATACCCATCGTGCGCTCGACCTGCACGGTCAGGCGGTTGATGTTCATCGTGCGCTTGTCGACGGTGTTGCTGCCGCCATAGGTCGAGATCGGCAGCGTGATCATCTGGCAGGTGTACGGCAGGCCGACGTGCACGCGGCTGGCAGGTGTGCTGAGCGTGATCGAGCCGCCGGTGACGGTCAGCCCGGTCTCGGCGTAGCCGTTGGCGGCGGCCACCACCTCTGCTCCCTCAAGGTGAGACAGCCCGGACAAGGTGGTGACCGCCTTTCTGGCCACGCCGCCGGAAGAGTAAGCAGCGAAGCCAGAACCGTCATACCCCGAGCCGTTCAGGTTGAGCTCGAAGGTGTTCGTCGTGGCGTTCGCCACCGTGAAGCCGGTGCCGGTGAAATCCGCAGATGCCACTTCGCGCCGGGTGTTGCTGCTGGATACCTCGAACACGTCCGAGATGTCGACGATGTCGCCGTTGCTCAGGCCGTGTGCGGGCGCGGTGACGACCACAGGGTTGGCTGCGGTCATGTTGGTGATGGTGATCGGCACGTCGAGAGACAGGCCAGCGTCGACGCAAAAGGCGTCCTGCAGATCGCTGAACTCGCGCTCGTCAAGGCGCTCGACGAACTGCTTGACCGTGCCGTTGATCGTGCGCTGCACGAGGAAATACGGGATGTCCTTGTTGCCCTCGCGCACGACAGCGACGCTCTTGAAATCGCCGAGCGTCGTGGCGCGCGTCCAAGCATATACCTCTTGCTCGTTTTGATACGTCAGCACCAACGCAGTGCCGTCGTCGCGGATCAGCCAAATCAGGTCATAGGGCGACGGGGCGAAGGCCCAGTCGACGATCTCGTTGTAATCCAGCAAGTGCCGCGCCAGCACCGTGATATCGCGGCCCGTCGCGGATGAAGTTGCCGGGCGCCATGTAGAGCGCGAGGTCGCCTGCCACGATCGGGCGCAGCGCGGTCGAGCCATAATAGCTCTGCGGCTTGATGTTGATCGTCGACGGCGTGAAGGCTGCGTCGCCAGCGCCTTTGACGCGGAACTCTGCGCCTGTAGTCAGGATCACTAGATCACTCAGCGGGATGATGTGACGGATCTCGTTGATGCGCCGGGCAGCCAGTGTGGCGATGATCGCATCGTCATCGCGCAGCGGCGTCGAGGTGGCAAAGTTGTAGAACACGCCGGTTTGCGTCATCCAGAAGCGGTTGGGGAAGGCGTCGGAATTGGCATAGATCTGGCGCTGCTGGAAGAAGCCGGTAGTGCTGGGCCAGAACCCGGCGCCTTCTTCGAAAGGATTGACAGCGACCGGTGCGGTGTCGCCGGTGTCTGCCTCGATGAAGTCGTCGGTGAAGGTCAGGCTATCGGTGCGCCCGATAAAGCCGTACAGACCGCTCTCGTCGGCCCGGTAGACGTTGTAGGTGTCAGCGTCCCCGGCAGGTGCCCCGGGTGCCCACGTTATGGTGTTATCCCACGCCTGCGCGGTGGCGGTCGTAGTGACGAAAGCTGTGCGCACGATGCCGCCGGTGATGTAGGCGGTGTAGCCTGTGCTGTCGATTGGCGCGCGGCTGGTGCTCATTAGCTCGATGGTCGTACTGGTGGGCGCATCGAAAACAAGATAGCGACGTCCGTTGAGCTCAGTCATGCCACCGACGCCTTCGATGTAGATCTCGTCACCGTATTCGAGGCCATGCGCGCTGGTGAAAGTGACGACAGCGGGGTTGGCCTGCGTCACGTTGGTGATTGCCAGCGCCGCGCCGGACAGCGCCGATAGGCTTTCTTCGAAGGTGTCGCGGTTGTTCGCGGTGACCTTGTATTTCAGCAGGTCTCCGTTGACGGTCCATGTGCCGCCGCTGGTGTACGCACCAAAGCCGGAGCTGTCCTCGCCCTCGAGGCGGAACGTGTCGCCATCGATCGCAGTGATGCGGTAGGTGTTGCCGTTAACCTCAGTCATGCCGCTGACGCCGGTGATCTCGATCTCGGCGCCTGTGGCCAACCCGTGGCTGGTCGACGTGACCACAGCCGGGTTTGCCTGCGTGATGCCGCTGATGCCACCGCTCTGGGTGTAGTTGTTGGTCAGCGCCAGCATGGTTGGCGTGGCTTGGCTGGGCGCAAACGAAATCTCTGTCAGCGTCCAGTTGGTGTTGGTGATGCGCACCAGCTCGCGCGGCGCGTAGTTCGGGTGCACGATCGTCATAACGTCGCCGCTCTGAGCGAACTCGAGCGCGAACAGATCAGCTGCGACGTAGGGCGTAGAGATCTCGTACGGCGACCCGCCGCTCAGGATCTGGCCGCCGTAGGTGTAGAAGCGCATGTACTGATCGCCGACCTCGAGGATGTAGGTCTGCTCGGTGTTGAACTCGAAGGGGATCAGGCGCGTGGTGCCGGTGGTTTTGGCTTCTGCAACAAACTTGAGGCCGGGGCGGCTCTCCATCCCACCGGTGACGCGAACAAAGAAGTTCTCGGCTCGCTCTACGGCAACGGCGCGCTTCGACAAGTCGACGCGGGCAGCTACTGACGGGGAGACCTCACCACCGGCAAAGCTGGGCTGGATGAGTTTTGCCATGCATCAATACCTCGCAGAGATCCACGTTGCTTCGGCAGGCCGCACGGCTTCGAAGCCCTCGTTGGCGTCTGTCGCCTGCGCCTTGCCGATCTCGATGTCGGCGAGGGTCTTCATGTCGGACATGATCTGGCGGTCGCCGGTGATCGGCATCGCGATGTACTGGGCGATGCGATACGCCAGCGCGGTGACGAACTGCGGGTCGAATTGCTGCGGGTCGGTGACCTGCTTGGTGTATTCAATCGTCGGCTCGCTCTCGTTGCACAGGATGACGTACACGTCGGCGCTGTTGCGCGCCACCTCGAACCTGATTGGGGGTTGATTGTCGCCCAGCGGATTGACGATGCGGATGACCCGCAGAGCGTCGCTGGGGTAGGTGTACATGTAGTCCCAGTTGCCCGGCACGACGCCCGCCAGCGGGGCGGGCGTCGCGTATTTGCGGGCAAACTTCCACGGATGCTCCCGAAGCACCATGTCGCGCACGTCGTCGAACACCAGCTTGACCTGCTCGGCCTCGGGCGAGGCTTCGTTCAGCGAGGTGATGTCGTAGCGATCACCGATGTTCTGGAGTGCGAGGCGCGCGATCTGGACTTCGGATGCCATGGGTTATTCCTCAGCGCTGGGCTTGCGGCGCGAGCGCACCGGAGGCCGGCGGTTGTCGGTGATGGGCTTGATGGCAGCCTCGGAGCGCTTGAGCTGCTCCTCGTCGACCACCTTTGGCTTGATGGGCTTGGTCTGGTTCTCCTCCTCGAGGATCTCCTCGAGCTTTTCCTTGTCCTCGATGACGTCGGCAGACAGAGGCAGCTTGCCTTCAGTGGCGAAGAAGTCGGGCAGGGTGTAGACGCGACCGGCGTTCTTGCCACGACCCATGCGCCCGTAGGCGGGGTGGTAGAAGCCATTTTTGTCGAAACGTACGTTGATGGGCATTTGGGGTTCCTCTTCCATAGGATGGCAGGCGGGCCCGAAGGCCCGCCTGTGTTATCAGTTCGAAGCGTCCGGGTACGCTTTCCACTTCGCCACGTCCTTGGTCAGGAACGCATTGATCGCGCCTGCCGTGGTCGTGGTGGTCGCAGTGACGCACAGGATGCCGAGGTAGCGCTCGTAGGCGTTACCTTCCATCGGCAGTGCGACAGCGGCAATCATGGCGCCAGCAGCGGTCAGGCCAGAGCCCGATGCGCCAGTGGCGATGGTGCCGGTGTCGTAGTGCACCGTTGCCGAGCCATCGGTGGCGATGGCTGCAGCCGCGTCCGATACGAGCTGGAACTTCACGGTGCCGGCAGAACCGCCCGTGATGATCGCAGTGTCGCACTGGATGACGAGGTAGATCGGTTCACCGTTGCCGATGTCCCGCGCTTCCTGCAGGTCGATGACGTCGCCGATGAGGGCGGTGCCGGCGGATGCCGCAACGCTGGTCGCATCGGCGAACTCAAGAAGGCTGTCGAGGATCATGTCTGATCTCCTTTCTCAGGCTCACACAACGCGAGCTTCGTTGATGGACAGGGCGTCGCACCGACGGATCGGATAGCCACCCCACGAGGTCTGCATCGTGCCGCCGACCATTTCGGTGGTCAGGGTCGAGTTGGAGACCTTGTCTGCGGTCTGACGACGCAGGAACGCGAGCACCTGCTTGTCCATGTACCAAGCGCAGCGCCCGAACGAGGGGTTCGGGATCTCCGTCAGTGCACGGTGCATCAGGTCGTTCAGGTCCGCACCGGTCGTCAGGTCGGCAGTCAGCAACGAGCGATCGATGTTGGCGATGCGCACGACATAGCGCCAGTCGCGGACACAAAGGCCAGCATCCCAGCGGTAGTGCGTACGGTACGCCTGCATGCGACCGTTGTTGCCGTCGGCGTCCTCGATGGTCACTTCACCCAGATCACGCTGCTGCAGACCGGCGGTCGAGCCTTTGGGCACGATACCGTGGCAGGTGTTGGGCGACCAGCAGATCAGCCAGATCGAGGCGTTGTCCGAACCCGTGCCGCCGCCATCGATGATGTTGTCGCCGTTCTCGGCAGACTTGTCATTGTAGCGAGGCGCGAAGCCGGTGAACTCTTCGGGGGCGGTGGTTTCATCGCCGTAGAAGAGCGTGTCCGCGATCTCTTGGTTCATGCCCTCGATGTGAGGACGGTCTTCCTGCAGACGGAAGGCAGCGGGGTCGCCCGCCATGTCCACGAGGGCCTTGTCGACCTCCGCGTAGTCTTCCAGCATGCCGCAGGTGTCGGTGACCTGCACGGCGCGCGACTTGGTCGGCTGGACGCCGCCATAGAGCTTACGCCACGTCGGGGTCGGTAGACCCGAACGGATCGACGACCGGTGACCGGTAGTCAGGTTGCCTTCGAGCCAAGTCATGTCCGCGAGGATTTCGTTGGTCTCGTTCAGGATCTCGACGACGTCAGCAATGGTGCCGTCGGGATCGGTGACCTTCGCGAGGTCTGCGAGGGTCGGGTTTTTGACGCCAAGTGTGGCCATGTTGGGCCCTCCTTCTGTTACGCCGATTTGTCAAACATGGATGGGTACATTCGCTTCAGCGTCCCTTCCGTCTGCGGGGCAGCGTCGCCCTGCAGAAGTTTCGGGTCAGCGATTGCCTTGCCCACGCGGTTCAGGAAGCGCAGCACCGCGGGATGGTTGCCGATCGCCAGTCCGTTCGGGTTCTCAGGGCTGGGCGACTTGAGCAGCGCACGCAGATCAGCATCGCCGAACTGCTTGATTGCGCTTTCCGCGACCTTGAGGTTCTCGGCGAACTTCTCGCCACCGATCTCCTTGTCGGCCTTGGCACTCTTGCGCCAGTCTTCGACCCGTCCATTCCAGCTTTCGACAGCCGCCTCGTTGAGCTGCTGCGCGCGATTGATGTCGTACTCGATCAGCGATTGGTAC